CGCAAGCGCACTCAAGACTCCCTATTTGGTAGCTCTCTGGTCAAGAATCAACGTCTCGCAGATCTTGAGGCTGAATTGCAGGCACTTCTCAAGCTCGCAAGCGCTCGCATCGGATCTATTACCGGATCCGTGCCATCGACAGGCGTTGCGTCACCTTCTTTGACCGGAGAAGCCGCGCTTGAGGCATATAACCTAGGCGCTCGTAACCTTGGCGTCGCTGGCGGTGCCGCCTTCTTAGATTTCCTTTTCTCAGGAGAGACCGTCAATGCGACCGGCGTGGCACCTTTGAACGCAACGGCACCGGCTGGCGGTGCGGGCGTGGTGATCATTCAAAATATCCAAGGCAGCGTTGTCACCGAACAAGAGCTCTTTGATAAGTTCCAAGATGAACTCTTTCAAGGAAATAGAGCCGGTATACCGGGTCAGCTTGAATTGTTAGGTCGCTAATGGCTGGCGCGGTGTTCAGTTGCAAGATCGACTTCTCTAACGGAGCAACTTTCGACCCGGCTCTCGTCCTTGATGATCCTTCGACTCCGCTTGATTCATCCATTCTTGGCACGGCTGCCAGCGACATCGTTGATGTAACGCCTTACGTCCTCTTTGCTCGCATCCGTCGTGCGTACAATCGAACCGCAGATAGTTTCTTTGCTGGTACGGCTCAAGTCAGGCTTGTCGATGAGGCTGGTATCTTCAATCCGGCTAATACAGGCGGTGCCAACTTTGGCAAGATTCTTCCAATGCGCAAAATCCGCTTTGAGGCTATTTATAACAACGTCACTTATGCGCTTGGATCAATGTACATCAAGGAATGGAAATACACGTCTCCGACCGGTTACGACCCGGCTTTCGTGGATCTCTCATGCGTTGATGGCTTTCAGCTTCTCAATCTGACCACGATCACAACGGTATCGGGCGGCACAGCCGGGCAGACTACCGGCCAACGCATCGCAACCATCTTGGATGCTGGCAATTGGCCAGCCATGCGAAATATCTCGACCACGAGTACGACTACGGTTCAGGCAGACACCGGCACATCCCGATCCCTTCTCGCAGCCTGCCAGACGGTCGAACAGACCGAAATGGGCGCCTTCTACATGGATGAAAATGGCAACGCCAATTTCAAGAGCCGAAATGACATTATCTTGGCTTCTGGCGGTACTCCGTACATCTTTACAGACGTCAATTCGACCAGCGCTATTACCTATCAATCCGTTGCCTTCGACCTATCGGATGCCGGACTTATCAATCGTGTTAGCGTAACGAGAGCCGGTGGAACGACTCAGACCGTCACGGATACCACGTCAATTGATCAATACTTCGAGCACAGCCGTATTCGTACCGGAATCATGCAAACGGACGCAGATGCTCTAGATCAAGCCAATCTCATCCTTGCCAGCCGTAAGGAAGTAGGCACCGACTTTACTTTGCAATCAATCACCCTTGATCTCTTCTCTGATCAAGATCCTAACCGTGTCGTGGCCGGTCTAGACATGGACATCTTCTCGCCTATCCAAGTGACACAGACCTTGCCTAACGGTAACGCGGTCAGTAATACCGTTGTGGCCGGCGTCGGCTACGATATAACTCCACGGAGTTTCACGGCTACTTTCACAACAGCACAGCCTTTCGCGGTAGGATTCGTCCTAGATTCCAGCGTGGATGGCTTGCTCGATCAAGACATCTTGAGCTACTAGGAGAAACGATGACCTTTCCAGCACAGACCTTCACAACCGGTCAGGTTCTAACAGCCGCTCAAATGAATGAGATCTCGACCGAGATCAATGACCTTTGGCGTCTAACCTTTCGGGCTGTGACCGGAACTTCTGACACGCTCCAATTAGCCGATTCTTCGAATAAGATCGTTACGTATTCAAACACCAACACGACTACTATCACCATCCCAAATTCATCGAGCGTTGCATTCACAACCGGTGCGGTCATCAACATTCTCAAGACCGGAGCAACCGGAACCGTCTCAATCGTGCAAGGTTCGGGCGTGACTATTTCAAGCGCTGGAACAACAGCAACGAACCCGACAATCACCGCAGTCGCAGGAGCGGCATCGATTATCAAGAGCACCGGAGACAGTTTCTTCGTAGTAGGACGTCTAATCTAAGATGAACATTCTTGGGATCGTTGCTTCACAATCCGTCAAAGCGCCTTTGGTTGTTAATTATCTGGTTGTTGCTGGCGGTGGTGGCGGTGGATATTCGTACGGTGGTGGCGCTGGCGCCGGTGGAATGCGTTGCACAATTGACGCAACCGGCGGTGGTGGAAGTCTAGAATCAGCATTGAATTTATCTGTTTCCACCGCTTATTCTTTGATTATTGGTGGCGGTGGATCCGGAGGCACAAGTGGCGCTAATGGTACCGGTGGTAATAATTCAACGTTTTCAACTATTACAAGCACCGGCGGTGGTCGCGGTGGGTCTTATGAAAGAAATTATGCTGGCGGTAATGGCGGCTCAGGTGGTGGTGCTGGCGGTAACGGCTCGGCCGGTGGCGTCTATTTGGATGCCGGTACAAAAACTACAGGCCAAGGTAATGATGGCGGTCGAGGCTACAGCACCAACTCTTCTGGCGGCGGTGGTGGTGGCGCCGGACAAGTCGGCCAAGAAGCAAGCTCAACAACTAACGGAATTGCCGGTAATGGTGGAAATGGAACCGCAACTAGTATTTCAGGCTCATCGACAACTTATGCTGGCGGCGGTGGTGGTGGCTCGACCGTCGCAGGCGGTAACGGAATTAGCGCTGGAACAGGCGGCACCGGTGGTGGTGGCGCTGGTTCGAGGTTTCCAAATACGGCAGGCAGTAATGGATCAACTAATAGCGGTGGCGGCGGCGGCGGTGGTGGTTATGATCCCGGTGGTAATGGCGGCACCGGTGGTTCTGGAATTATAATCTTGCGTTATCCTGCCGTTTATACTGCAACGTTCTCTGGTGGAGTAACGCAAAGCACAACTACTTCCGGAAATAATAAGATTAGCTCAATAACGGCGGCTGGTGTATCGGATACGGTGACATTCTCATAATGGCTCATTACGCATATCTCGACGAAAACAACATTGTTGTCATGGTTATTGTTGGCAAAGATGAGAATGAACTCATCGACGGTCTAAATCCAGAGATTTACTACGCTCAAGGAACTCCGTACACCGTCAAAAGGACTTCATACAATAACCGCATAAGGAAACAATATGCAGGAGTCGGATTCTCTTACGATCCTAATGATGACGTGTTTATTGCAGCACAACCGTATCCTTCATGGACACTTGATGAGAATCATGATTGGCAACCTCCAAAACCTAAGCCTCAAGGCAGATTTTATTGGAATGAAGATCTAGGTGAGTGGGTAGGTAGTGGCGGTCAGTCATAACGGATGGCCTGCAAGTCAAAATCGTAACGCGATTGGGATTCAGAGCTATCGAATACCCGGCACACGCATATCCTTCGCTTGCGCTCGCGCTGTAGCGCCTATTTTGGTGAATTTCGCCAAAGACTTTCATGAGCAAGTCGAGCCGATTGACAAGGGACAACTCGATGATTGGGGATATGCCTTTCGTCCTATCCGTGGCACCACGGTTCACTTGAGTAATCACGCCTCCGGCACGGCCATCGATCTCAATGCTCTAAAGCATCCTCTTGGCGCTTCTGGCACCTTTACCAAGGCACAAGAGCGCACCATTCGCGAATTATGTAAGCATTATGGACTAAGATGGGGCGGTGATTACGAGGTGCGCAAAGATGAGATGCACTTTGAAATCAATATAAGCCCGGAGAAGGCCAAGCGCCTCATAGCAGATCTAGGACTTACCGATGCTCAATCCAAGAACCGTCAGAACCGCTAAGCAACTTCTTGCTTCATGGGCAAGGGTGGCAGCATCAGCCGCGCTCGCCTTTTATGTCGCTACCGGCAGTCTTGATGCCAAAGCCATCGCTTCGGCAGCTCTGACCGCTGTTATTCCTCCGGTGCTTCGCTGGCTCAACCCGAACGATCAACTTGGTGCATGATGGCAGAGGTTGTGACCGCTCTGGGAGTCATCGCTGCAAGTACGATCTCTGGCATCGCAGCTCTCTACGCAGCCAAGGCAGAGCGTAATTCTCGTCCGGTATCAAATGGCTTTGCTACCGAAGTGACTACCGATCTTCGTGAGCTTCGGTTACTCTTTATCGAACATCTCAACAATCATCAGAAAGGGTAAGGGTGGAACCGGGACAAAACACAAATCTCGTTATCGTAGGATCACGATCGAGAGCCGAGAAGGCAGTCGCTTGCTTTGAACAACTCAAGAAAGTCAGTCATATCTCAGACTTTCTCATCCTCATCAATGAGGATCAACAAGACCTTTATCCAGAAATCGATGGCGTCAAGCGTGTCATAGTTCCTGCATCATGGGGTAATACTTCGACCGCCAAAGCCAATTACTTCGTCGATCAGAAGCTTTATCACGGTTACTTCACCGTCTCTGGCATCGATGATGATTGTCGCGTGACCACCGACGGATGGGATTTACTCTTGAGCCTTCCCTTGAAAGCCAAAGGTTATGGCGTTTCATGGGGTAATGACACCATCCAAAATGGTCGAGTACCGACCAAGTGGACAATGACGGTCAATATCATCGAAGCGCTTGGCTTCATATCACCTTCGACTCTTAGGCATCTCTTCGTTGATGACTTCCTTGCTCGCATTGGCAAAGAGCTCAACTCAGCGCACTACGCGCCAAATGTGATGATGGAGCATCATCATTGGCTGAATAAGAAAGCCGAGATGGATGAGACGTATATGGAGACGGCCAGCCGTGAGACATGGGATCACGATGAATGTGTCTGGAATGAATACGTCACCGGTCAATTCCATGAAGATCTGCATCGAGTCAAGCAGGCTTTGAAACTGTGCTAACGGTCAAGGTTACGATACCGGGAGCGCCTAGCGCTTTATCCTTGCAAGAATTCACCGGAAGCCACGATAACTTCATTGATGGCGTTCAATTCCATGTGAACACCGACTTCGATACGCCGGACGTGTGGCTTGTCTTTGATGATGGCGTCGATGGTCATAGCGCGATTATTGATCCAGCCAACATCTTCTCCATGACCGCCGAGATCTGTTATCCGATTGGCAGATTCGATGATGAGCGTGGCAAGAGATACTTGAGCCAATTCGCCAAATTCTTCACCTGCCACGACATCTACGATGAACGGACACACTTCACACGTCCCTTCACTCAATGGATGATCAACGCCAATCATGGCTCATCCACCTATTGGGACAACCTTCGCGGTCGTAATTATTTCCGCGATGTGACGTCTTTCGATAAGCCTCATGATCTCTCGGTCATCTGTTCAGCCAAGGCTTTCACGCCAGAGCATTACGCAAGGCTCAAGTTCGTATCTCGACTCAAAGAGGATCTCAAAGACCGTCTGCATTGGTACGGCAACGGCATCAACCCTTTGCCAGATAAGTTCGATGGGATCGCTCCCTATCGGTATCACCTAGCGATTGAGAATCGCTTTGGCAGAGACATCGTCTCAGAGAAGCTCTATGACTCATTCTTGGGTCTTGCCTATCCGATCTATCACGGCGCTCCAAACATCCACGACTATTTCAACGAATGGATGCTCTCATCGATCAACATCTACGACTACAAGCGTTCACGCAATCAGATCGTTGAACTCATCGATTCCGATGTCGCAGAGCGAAGCCAGAAGGATCTCATCAGGGCAAAGCATCTGGTCGTGGATCAAGATAATTGGGTCGTGCGGATGGCGATGATTTGCCGTCTCTACTCCCTGCCTCATAAGAAGCAGGAACGGATTACCCTCCGGGCTTTCTAACACGTTGTCGCAAATACCGGTAGAATTAGGCACGACATGGGACACTCATAACCTAGATCGAAGGGTGAGTGATGGCGCAACGCAAGACTAAGGCGCAGAAAGCATCAACGCGCCGTTACAAGGAACGCATCGCTAAGCAAGATAAGCGCGAGCCTTTGCGTCCCATCGATGTCTGGGCTCTTCAAGTAACCGAGGCCTATGAAGCACTCATCCGTCAAGGCATGAAGCCGACGGATGCCATCTGGTACATCGAAGCCAAGACACGGCTTCCCGATTGGCTGCCTCAGCCACCGGAAGATGACCACGACGATGACGAGCTCGACTATTAGGCGCATCGTTGTCATCAGCGACATCCAGACGCCTTATGAGGATTTCAAGGCGATCCGGAACGTCGCTAACTTCATTCAGCGATGGAAGCCGGATGATGTCCTATGCGTAGGGGATGAGATCGACTTTCAGACCATCAGCCGGTGGAGCTCAGGCAAGGATGAGTGGAGCCAGACCATCGGCAAAGACCGGGATCGAACCCGGGAGATTTTGCACATGCTCAAGGTCAAGCATCTCAGCCGATCGAATCACACCGACCGTCTCTATAAGGCTCTCAGCCTTCGCCTGCCCGGTCTGATCGGCCTGCCCGAACTCGAATATGAGAATTTCATGGGGCTCAAAGAGCTTGGTATTACCTATCATCGAAAGCCCTATCGATTCCACGAATCAGCTGCCATGGTGCATGGCGATGAACAACCGATCAAGCATCAAGGAGGCGCCACGGCGCTCGAGGCAAGTAAGCGCCATGGGCTCTCCATCGTCTGTGGTCACACGCATCGTCTGGGCGTGACGTGGCATACGACCGCCAGCGGAGGGGAAATTACCTCAAAGCTCTTTGGATTGGAAGTCGGGCATCTGATGAGGGAGGAAGCAGCTCTCTACACCAAAGGCACCTTCAATTGGAGCAAAGGCTTCGGGATCATCTACATCGACCGCAAGCGCGTAATACCGGTGGCAGTACCAATCGAGCGTGACGGTACCTTCGTAGTCGAGGGTAAGAGATACCCTAGATAAGCCCTATAAGGCGATTAGAGCCGTTTTTACGGCTTCCTACATAGAATCACCCTAGACCAACCCTACGAGGCTCCTAGAGCCCTTCTAGGGCTTTTATGGGGGTATCACGCATGGAGCCAAACCCTCAACCCCTAGTTGAGATATTTCTTGCAAAAAACTCAAAAAAAGTGCCTCAAATCCTTGCCAAAGGGTCAGAAAGTGTTACTTTCTGCATGTGGGAAGCAGGGCGCTTCTCCGAAAGGGGCAAGAAATGAACGGCAACAAGTTCGGATTTATCAAGATCAATCAGAATCGTTACATCTCAAACGATGAGCGCTTCACAATCCTCAACACCGGTGGAAGCGTCTGGGTAGTCCTCAAGAAGAATCAGGATGACAACTACAACACGCTCTTTATCAAAGAGCCATTCAACCGAGCGATGGACGCTATGGCTCAACTTCGTCAGGTGGTGGCAGCATGACCGCCGTTATCTCAGCGACCGAGGACATCATCGGAGCTGCACAGGATTACATCGATCGTGGATGGGCAGTCATGCCGCTCAAGGCTCGATCCAAAGAGCCGAATCACAATCTCATCCGTCGCGCCTATCTCGATGCGACTCTAGATCTCTACAAGGCTACGCGGTGGTTTTATCAGGATCCGACAGCCAACCTTGGGATTTCTTGCATCGCATCGAATCTTGTTGTCATAGACATCGATTACCGTAACGGCGGTGCAATCAACGAATTTCTACCAGCAACCTACACCGTCGAAACAGGTGACGGTCTGCATCTGTATTACAAGGCTCACCCTTCCATGCGATTCCCCGGAACCCTCTGGCAAGGCGTCGATGTCAAGCACCGCGGTTATGTGGTGGCAGCTCCTAGCCTTCACCCTAATGGCAAGCCTTACCGTGTTATCGATGATCGTGATCCGGTAGCGGTTCCCATGCAGTTCGTCAAGAAAGGGGCGTGACATGACATCGATGAGCTTCGATCCATTAGCGATCTATTACATCATCGCGCTTGTTTCTATCGTAGCCTTGGGGCTTGCATATACAGCAATCAGCGAACATTGGTATTGGAAAGGATGGAAAGATGGCAAAGGATTCGGGGAAAGGCATCCGGAGCGGCGATATTCTGGAACTCGCTCATGACACTATCTTCCGACGTGGAGCTCTCTACGGTCACTATGCCGACAACTTGGCGAGAATTGCCCGAACGTGGTCAGCATATCTCGATAAGGACATCACTTCGGATCAAGTGGCACGCCTATTCGCGCTCGCCAAGATCTGTCGAAGCATGGAGTCACCAGATCATCTTGATAACGATTTGGACGCGGTCTGCTACTTGGCAATTGCAGGAGAACTTAGCGGAACTACAAGTGAAACATCAGACTATGGCGATCTTTCGTAATACCGATAAGCGCATCTGGTGTGACATCTGCAAGCAACGATGGGGAACTTCAAGCCTTCGAGGACAGACTCCGGCGGTGTGGATTACTGTCTCAGAGCGGATCAACAAGGGGCTTCGCCGGGCGTACTGTCAGCCTTGCTCTAATGAAATCCAAACATGGGTCGATGGAACGGTCTGGACGTTCAAAGAAATGCAGGAATACGCTCACGGAAAGGTGAACATAAGTGGCTTGGAACCTTGATGATTATGAAGATGCAGCAACTTTGAACCGGTGGTTTATTGATAACTTTCCGGCTGGTCGCGTAGTAACAAGGGTCGAATACTTCGATGCCAAGGATCAAGAGGTTGTGATCCGGGCAGAGATCTACCGTGATGCGGTCGATACGTTGTCAGCATCGACGAACTTCGCAAGAGGCAAAGCCTCCGACTATCCGGCAAAGATGCAGCGATGGTTCTTCGAAGATACGACCACGTCAGCCATAGCAAGAGCTTTGATTATCCTCAAAGGCTCGGCTAAGACCGCTACCAAAGAATCGATGATCCAAGTCAAGGGTGATTCCGGCCATAAGGTCAAACATCCTTGGACTCCACCACGTTCGACGGCTGTGACAGATCCGGGACTTCCATCTACCTTCGCCGCGATCGAAGATGATGAAGTAGTCGTAGCCAAGAACGAGCCAGAAGCGCCGCTGTGGGAAGAGACCGTCACCTATCTCACAGAATCTCTAGGCGCTACGCCTATCTCGGATGAGCTCAAGTGCAGCCATGGCTTGATGCTTGTCCGGGAAGGCACTTCTAAGGCCGGAAAGCCGTACAAGGGATCGATGTGCGGAGCCAAAGGCAAAAACGACAAGTGCGAGCAAACACTCGACGGACGGCCATTACGCGATGGCGCTCTGTGGTGGGTTCAAAACAATAGGGGAATCTTCGAGATTCCTAGGAGGTAATAATCATGGGCGAATTACATATCTTCTTTCCCGATCGGTCAGGCGTAAGCTTTCCGAGAGATGGAGAAGCGGAAGAGTTCGTTTGGAGTATCTGTGATGTCTGCAATAAGCCAAACGATCAAAACCGAGGCAAGAATCTTTTATCCGACCAAATTTGGATCTGTGAAGAATGTGCAGCCAAAGGCTACCGATAGGCTCTGACAATGACTCAACATCGAAGAAGGCGTGGCCGTGAGACGGAAATGCTTGTGGCGCAATACTTCATTGACAACGGCTGGCTATCTGCTCATGCTGGCTCTGCTTCGGCTGCTGGTAGTGATATACGTGGCATCGATGGCTTGGATGTGGAAGTCAAAGCTCGTCGGGCGTTCGATCCGTCAGGAACAGTCAAACAGCTCGAAGCGAGATCGAAAGAAACAGGAATGGGAGTGGCCGTTATGAGGCTTGAGGGGCAAGGGGAAATGTCTGTGGGCAATTTCCTTTGCTTTCTTCGTTTCGACGATCTCATTTACCTTCTCAAGGCAGCAGGATATGGCAATAAATAACATTACAGGCAACGAATACTCGGATGAGTGGTTCACGAAGCAACATGTAGTTGATCTAATTGTCGAATTGTTGAAACCTTCGGGCGTCATCTGTTGTCCTTTTGATTCGGATCAATCTTTATTTGTGGCTGCTGCTCAGAAACAAGGGACAGCTTTCTATGGAATGAAAAATTGGCTAGAATCTGATTATTCTTATGATTATCTGATGACCAATCCGCCGTTCTCGATAAAAACTAAAGTAATTGAAAAAGTAGCCAAATCAGGCAAGCCGAGCGCGTTGGTCTTACCATTAGACGCGATAGGCGGTCGAGCAAGGCATAAAATCTTTGCCCAATGGGGTCATCCAGCGATCTACGTTCCTGCTGGTCGCATTGAATACGTCAATCCAGAAGGCAAAAAACAACCCGGTTCATCGTTCCATTCAATTATTATGTTGTTTCACACCGATCATCAAGGAATCATATGGGAAGCCTAGATAAGAAACTTCAGCGCTGCAAAGGTTGTGGAGTCTGGATTTATGACCGCGACCTTTGCGAGAGCTGTTATCCAAAGGAGTAGCCATTAGCCTTCTGACCTGCGGTTTTCTTTCTCGATTTGACAAGCTCAGTACGATCGAGACGCTCTCCGAGCTGAAAGACACTCGGAGACAGCGACATCGATCTATCGGGCGAGCTCTATTCATTGTCGGCTTCGCCTTTATTTCAGCGTTTCAATTGCCATATACAGCCCAAGCGTGGAAGCACCATGAAATGAATTACAAGCTTCACGCTCACAACATCCTCAAAGACTTCGATCAGTTCGATTGCTTGGTGCGTCTTTATGAGAAGGAAAGTCGGTGGGATCCCTTAGCGAAGAACGGATCGCACCACGGCATTCCGCAAGGCAGATCCAGATGGCTGGCCGGTGTCGATGGGTTCAAGCAAGTCGAATGGGGCATCAAATACATCGAAAATCGTTACGGTACGCCATGCAAGGCTTACCGTTTCTTCAAGCGCAACAACTACCACTAGGGGACATATGTACGACAGCGAGAAGATCACCATAGGCATCTGCTCACCGGGACACGTTTCGACGAACTTTATGACGTCGATTCTGGATATTGCCCGATCTCAGCGCCAATTAGGTCAGTTCATTAGCCTTCAAGGATCCGGCGTCATCTCACGGCTTAGGAATCAGATTTGCTCGACCTTCTTGGATAAGACCAAGGACGATTGGTTGCTCATGATCGATACCGATGAGATGCTGACCATCGAGGGCTTTCAGAAGCTCGTCAAAGCGGCAGATCGTAAGACCGTGCCTATCCTGTCCGGGGTTGTCCATGGGGCATGGGAAGTCGAAGGAGCCATCTACCCGGAGCCGGTTCCTTGCATCTTCCGCACCAATGAGAATGGCGGTCTGTATTCGGTGCATGACTACCCGGAGGATGAGGTCATCGAGATCGATGCGGCTGGTACCGGGTGCCTGCTCGTGCATAGGTCAGTCATCGAGAAGTTCAGGGCTGAGTCTGATCCGGTGCATCAGCAAGGCAAGTGGGGCTTCTTCCAAGATATGCCACTACACGGCCAATGGGTCGGTGAGGATCTACTGTTCAGCCTTAGAGCCAAAGGATTTGGTTTCAAGATCTTTGCTCACACCGGAGTACAGTTAGCACATGAGCGCCGATATTGGCTAAGCAAAGACCATCACACCGACTTTCGGCGCTTCAACCTTCCACGTCATCACTCGCCAGAGAAAGAAGTAGGCCATGGCAGTATCGAGTAAGCAAGTAACAATGAGCACGACCGTTCAGCAATTGGTATCACCGGACAACGTGCGCCAAGATGTCTGGATTCATGCAAAGCATCAATGCTTCATTGGTGGCAGCGCTGGCGTGAATACCAGCAACGGCTTCATTGTGGACAACGGTGACGAATTCCGGATCACACTCTTTGAAGGTGATGAGCTGTGGGGATTGACCGATAATCAGACCGGCACGGTCTATCTGCTAATTAGCGCTCAAAGTTGATGCGAAATGCGTTTTTTCCCGGTCAAAACGGCGCGGATAC